AATTCCCCAGATGGAGTAAGCGTAATATACCTCAAGGATATAACAGAGACTTACCCTCTATCTACGACGCTACGGAAGATACCCGTAGTAGAAGTTGGCATTGCTGCCAAAGCCCACGGTCGGACTTGAACCGACGACCTACGGTTTACAAAACCGTTGCTCTATCCAGCTGAGCTACACAGGCATTTCTTTCTTAAATTGAAAGTGTCCATGTTTAGATCCCCAAACATGTTCTTTGGTATCTATATTAAATCCTTTGTCTTCGACATGATACCAATTTTCTCCAAGAAAAGCATTATTTTCTAGATATGTATCTAGATTACCCCATTTAACATAACAATTGCATCCAGATTCAATTTTACCTTCAAAGTAATCTCCCTTGAACTCAAATATTGTATCACAACCACGCTTGTATGTCAAGGGACTTCCCGAGACGGTGTGAAGATTCTTGAATCCTAAGAATAATGACTTATCCTTTGGTTCCATTGATCTTACAATTATTTTACCATGACATTCAGAAATTTGCAAGAAAAATTGTCTGTATGGTGTTTTTGTTTTGTTGAAGTATGCTTGTTCTCCATAAAATAAACCATGATTGTTTACTCTACGGTGTTCCACAACAATATATGCATATCGTGATGGATACGAGAACGCTTGAATTTTATTTGTAAATTTTCCTTCAAACCATTCGTAAAATTGTTCAATCATCTTTGGGTAATAATGATGGATTGTTTAGAGGCAATTCAAACATCAATGGATGCATTTCTTCTTCCATTAGATATGCAGAAACTTTATAAATTTCATCCATATCATAATCTCTATGTGCAAGTGCCTCGGTTTGAATTTGAGGCATTTCTTCCACACCTTTAGGAAGTTCATCAAACGTATAAGGAAGACCTTGTATGAAATACATACGAACTACACTGCCTTCTAAAAAAACATATTTTTGAGATAGTTCGTATCTTATGGTCATACCGCTCTCCTCTGTGTTATTTATTAAATTTCTAGCACATTGATTCTACATGTAGAGTCGTGAATACCAAATAGACCATTTGGGAGAATATTAAACGTAACAGAGTGTCGATTGATAGTAGTCTTGTTAAGTTCTACTTTATGGACTAACCAATGAGGAAAGAAGATTATCAAACCTCTCTCTGGTTGCAATGAAATTTGATTACAAGAATACTCATTAAATTCTGTAACATCTAAAGACCATGAAGTATTAAACTTTGGGCGATAGAAAGTAATCGGACTACAATTATCGTCGATATACAATACGCCACACCAATAACAATTAGCATGACTGTGCTTAATTGATTCTCCGCCTGGTTCTGTTAATGTTGCCCAAGAGTCCATTATCTTAAAGTCACATGTTTGCACAACTTTAAGAGTATCATAAGCATACTCAGTAAAAACTTTTTCTATTCGTTGTTGAATCCAAGGAAAAAATTTGCCTAAGACATTTCTTTCCTTAGATCCAAATGTTGTAAGTTTATCTGGTGAGTATGCATAATAATCAGTGCTTTTTGCGTATTTCATCAAAGCATGGCACTCACTATCACTCAAAAAATTATCAATCTTAGAAATTGGCGTTTCAAAAATACCTAATGTGTCCATTTTTATTAATAATGAATGCGAGTAGGGAGACTTGAACTCCCACGGGCGCGATGCCCAACAGATTTTAAGTCTGGTGTGTCTACCGATTCCACCATACTCGCAAGGTGGGAAATGCTAGATTCGAACTAGCGACCTCCGCGTTATCAGCACGTTGCTCTACCACTGAGCTAATCTCCCAATGCTCGTTAAGAGGATCGAACTCTTCTGAGGCGAATTATGAGTTCGCTGCCTTCACCAGATGGCTAAACGAGCAGAAGTTTCTTCTTGATCATTTTAGCACGTTTTTTGGCAGCACGCAACGCCTGTGGTTTGAGATGGCGCTTTTGCTCTTTCTTAGAGTGGTGCTGCCAGTTCGGGGTGGTCATTGTCCTGCTTCAAGGAGTCCTCGTTTACCCAAGTATTGTAGCACATCCTTGATGCCACCGACGTGCTCATAACCAATGCTTATCTGTGGGTACTGTGCTTCGGATCCAAATTCCATTCTAAACTGGCGATCACTAAAATCAGCACCTAGTATATATTCATGAAATTCTCCATCAAGAGATCTGAGAAGCATTGCAATTCTCTCGCATTCTTGACTACCATCACTATAAATCACTGCGGTTAATTTATCAGTCACGTTGTCTCCAATCATCGGGTTTGTCTTGTTTAAACCAATCTACAATTTCATCTGCAGATGAAAATCCACTTCTATGATTAGAAGGGTCTGGATCGCCCAATCCCATCTTATTCATAAAATCATCCATGCTACCTTCTTGCATATCAGGATTGGCAGCCTTACGTCTTGCTTTATTCAACCATTCACGAGCAGTTGTATTTGATTTAGAAAGTTTTTCTGCCCAAATCATGTCTTCAAGCTTGACATCTTCTCCATTTACAATACACTTACAAATAAATTCTAATTTAAGTCTGTATTGGGTTGAAAGCATTTTAGTCTCGCAATTTTGCTTCTAAATCATTGATTTTTGTAAATTCACCATATGCTGCTTCTGAACGAGAATGCAGAATATCATGAATATCATCAATTATAACATTATTGTCAATATACTCATCTAGGTACTTATCCAGTGCTTCTTTGAGATATCGATATCTATGCCATTCTGGACTATAAGGTTTGTAGTGCATAATGTAGAACCATTCAATAATTATTTAGAGTCACAATGACCCTTGAACCCTTAACAGAGTTATTCTACTGGTTTTGTCAGAATCTGTCAAGCTCGACTTTTTTGGCGATTTTTTGGCGGAGAAAATTTTTCGACTTTTGTGTAATCAGTTTAGGAAAATCGATTTACCATTCAAATTTAGAGCGCCCTTTGCTTTCAAGTCAATGACTGTACTATCAATAACACTTGAACCAACTGCCTTGACATTTATATAAGAAGCTGCTTTAATGTCTAGTGATCCGTTTGTTCCTGGACCTAAGTCCAGTTTTAAAGCGGGATCGGCTTGACCTTTTGGTGATGAAGACTTGCCCATTACTTTAATCTTTTTAGTTCCCCTGACAGTCTCACTGCTACTGCCATTGACAACAGTAGCCATACCACCTCTTACTGCTTTATGAAGAAGGTGACCACCTGTACTTTCAAATTGCATGTCACCCGTTGATCGTATCATGTACTTTCCAGTAATAACATGATTAACATCTCCTATAGTATTGATAGATGCAGATGATCCTGGTTTATCTTTCTGGTTAACAGAAAATTCTCCACTTCCATCAACATAGAAACCACCACTAGTAGTAAATCTTGCAAATGATGAGTCAACGTTGACATCAGTTGCTACAGCATTAATTTTTCCTTGACCTTCACCAGACTCTAAGTTGATGTTTTCGCCTGCTCTCAAGATTAAGTTGTTAATAGCATTTAGAGTAATATTGTCTCCTTTGATGCCAATATCTCCTCCTTGTGATTCGATAGCAACATCACCTTCAACGTAAATTGAGTATGCTGGTGTCTTTTTGGGTTTTGCTCCCGACGCAGCACTACCTTCTTTCTCTGCTTCATCATCATTGCCACGAACATGTAAATTATATGTGTCTGTTTGTTCGTGATGATCTTTTGCATGAATGATTACTTTACCGCCACATCCAGATTGACCTGGTTTGCCAGTTGCAAGTACAATATTTCCATTGATATCAAAATGGAACATTGATTGACCATTGGAAAGAATAAATCCAGTGGTTCCATCACTATTAGTATACGAACCCATAGTCCATCCATGCTTTGTAGCAATGACGTGAAAATCATCGTTACAAAACTGACCTTCTTCTAATTCAGATGATCCCTCAGGTCTAGCGGCACCTTTTGACTGAAACTTTTTTTGATTCGCACTTGTTTTGTGCGTAGTAGCATTTTCCTGTGACATTATGGACAATCAACATAAGAACCAGTTCCAATCTTGGCATATCCTCTACGCTCAAGATCATTACTATCTAGGCAAACCATATTAGGTAAGAATCTTGCTCCAGCGCCGCCACCACCAAAGATTTTAATTTCTGGCATTGAAGTATAACGCTTACTTCTATCAGTATTTCTAATGCTCACCACAAAACCTCTTTCATCAATGATTGCTTCCGCTAGATTGCGAACACCATTAACAAGAACTGTCGGTGCAGTTTCGTATCCAGATCCTGGCGATAGCATGGTGTAAGAATCAACCACACACAACAATCCATTATTGTTTGCTGTATTTGGTACATAATTAACACCTTGTCTTGTTACTCTAACCTCACTTACAAAACCTTTGCCGTCTAGAAGAGCAACTGCGCCTGCACCATAACCGTTGCCAGTAATAATAACCTGTGGTGCTGTTTGATATGGTCCACCAGGAGTATCAATTGGTATACTAATTATAGAACCATCTTCATCCGTCAATGGTGTTCCTGCAACAGGTTTCTTTGGTATAAAGTCATCTTGTTGTGTATCTTCTTCCAATTCATTCTCTCCACCTTCTGCGGTTTCACCAATAGAGAAGTTAGTAGATACTCCCTTTCCAGAAATAATTAGAGTAACATTTTCCGTTCCTTCAATTTCAGTGTCATCTTCAATACCAATGATAAATGCAGCAACATTATTGTTAATTCTCATGGTAGCACCAAGAGATCTGCTAACAAAATCATCTGCAGTTACGTTTGCACCGACCATATAGTAGGTAAACTCAGTATCATCTGGTACATTTTGTGTTGTAACAGTAACCAAAACATCTTCACCTTCTTGATAGAATCTTTTATCAGTTCTAACATTCCATGTCGCAATAAGATTTGCATCACTGATTACTTCATCTGGAGTTGCCACTTCAGAATCAATGACAACATCTGTAGTAGCTTCCAGTGGATATGATGTTACAGTACCTTCGTCGTCTGTTACATCAACAATTGCTGTAGCAGTAAATGTTAGTAGCTCTGGTGCCAATTCAACAACGTTATCCTGAGAAATAGTTACTTGAACTGTTGATGTGTTTCCATTTACTATAAATGTTCCTGTTAATCCTTCTTCAATATCAGTGGATGTAATGTTAGGACCTGATAATACATACTCGAACTCGGTTCCATTAGGAATATTAACTCCCTTTATGTTATATACAATTACTTCTCCCTCTCCATATAAAGTTTCATTTGTATACACATCAACATAAGGAACAACATCATCATCAGGTAAAGTTACTGGGTCGCCATCTTCATCTACTGGGAATTCTGGTGTTGCATCGCCCTCAATGGTTCCATCATCCTCTGGATCATCTTCATCGTCTGGTGGATCTACATCTGGAATACCATAATCAATGGTAGAATCATCATCATCATTATCTGGCGTTACATTTTCAGGTGAAGAAGTTGGATCATCATAAACACCCCCAACAAATGTTACTGAAGTTTCTTGCTTTGGTGCAACATTTTTGGATTCATCACAAACAAACAGTGATGTATCACCAATTCCATCTTCAATTGCTGCCAAAAGTTTATCCAAATCATCTTGACTGTCCTTACTGCCACAATCAGTACACTTCTCTTGAATAGGTTCACATTTCTGAGCAGGACCAGTACATGTAATGCCAAGCAATGCCATAAACTTAGCAATAATTCCACCAATAAAGTTTAGTGGTGCTGCGATAGCATCTAAGATTGCCTGAATAGGAGCAAGAATTTTTGCAACCAATGCATCAAACTGTGCAAGAATCTCATTGAGAATGCCATCAACTAAAGTATCAATAAAACATGCAGCATTGTTAAAGACATCGGTTAAGAATCCCATGATGAGATCTGTAATAAACTTTGCAATAAGATCAGTTAAGTCTGCAATGCTACAACCAAGAGATTCAAAAATTTTATCAAAGATTTCTTTTACTTTCTTTAGTTTATTACTTCTTTCCTTGATGGGAACGAATGCTTCATCTGGATCTTTATATGGTCCTTGTGCAACGTAACCAACTGTTGCTTCTGTTGTAAGAATAGTTTTGTTTAGGAAATCAATAGCACCACGTAATTGTTTAACGATCTCTGTTTTTCCTCTTGCAATAAAACTCTTAACAAGTCTAACAACACGACCGATGTGATAACGTGCTTGTCCTACTCCGTCATAAAGTAATCCATTAATCTTACTGACATAGAAGTCACCTATTTGACCACCCGATGCCTGATTAGCAGCAAGAAGATCACCCATGATTCTGGTGAGTCCACTCTTTAAATTATTTTCTTGACCACAATTAGGATTGGCAATAACAACGCAACTCTTACCGCCAGTGGGATTTGTTTCTGAGTGTTTTGCATATGCTGCCAAGAGAATTGGTGGAGCTCCACCTTTCTTGTCTGCTTGATCGGCATCAACCACACCTTTATCTGTGTTGGCACCTTCTTTGTTTTTGCCTTTCTGTGTCTCTGTTGATCTGTTTTGCTGAGGATTAATCTTAGGATCCTTAACTGCCTTAAAATTTAAAGGACCACTACCATTTTCATCATCATTTGATTCTTTAGTGGCACCCTTCACACCACCAATTGATCCCATGATGATGGGTTTTTGTTTGTCGTTGTCTAAGTAAAATCCAACAACAAAACAACCACGCTTGAGACCAGGAGATGCGCCACCAGTTCCACCTTCAATGAATGGTGTTGTAACAGGCATCATAATGTGTGCCCATGGCAATTCATCTGTAGGTGTTGCATTTTCACCAGTCTTTAGATGCTGACCGATAATACGCACACGATAACGACCTGATCTTTTTGGATCATCTTTTTTATCAGTTTCTACCTGACCGATCCACCAAGAGAATCCGTCAGAACCAATCTGATGTATAGGATATAATGATGCTACCGATTGATCCATATTTCAATACTTCCTATTACTATTTAACATCAAGTTTGAACTTTTGAATCATATTCTTTAATACCATAAGTATCACGAATCAATGCTGCTTTAGTAGTAAACTCTGGTTCTCCACTTTCTTTAATAAACTGATAGTTATGTGATAGTTGTGCAATTAAGTATGTCCCACTATTTTCTTCATCAAATGTTTGCTTCTCTCTAATAGATTCTGCTGCCATGTTTGGAATCATTATCTTTAATTTATCACCAACTTTTAAATCAGAATTGCCAGGAATAGTAATCTCCACACGTTGGTTTTCCATTAAATATCTTCTTCCAATTGCTTGAGCGGTATAATACTTAGCATAATCTGGAAACTCTGCATCACCATCTTCATCTGGGTTGGCAATCTTTTCATCACTGTACCACGACTCATGATCTAAAAGAATAGTCATGATGCGACTAGGTTTCTCTCCTAACTCTCTTTGATACTTTGCTAGATCATCTTGACTACCAAGATGTGACATGTTATCAAAAGTTTTTGACATATCATAAGTGTATTCTTCGTATTTCTGAGCAGAGATATCAAAGTAACACATATGTGTAGAGAAAATTCCGTTGTTTAGTTTTTCTACAATATCAATTTCATCTGTGAACTTATACTCTTCAATCGTATAAAAGTTTTTGTCTGCTGTCATACCAACCGCAGGTCTAGAATAATAAACAGCAACAGGAGGTGTGCCACCGAAAGAATCGGTGCCATCTGAACACAACAAGTCCATAGATTTAAACACAAATCCATCCTTGTTTTCAAAGAACAAATAACCTGCTGTTCCTGATGCTTCTTTTGAATTGCCACCAAGATCTTTAGTGGATTTTTTATTAGATCCACCACCTCCACCTTTCTTAAACTTAGCAGACTTAGGTACTGTTCTTGACATTAATGATTGAATAACAGCATGTGCCTTCTTTCCATTAGGAAACATACACATCTTAAATTGTGATGTTTCTGATTGTATATCTTTCTTAGTCTTCAGTACATTTTTAAGAATGTCTTGAACAATTGCTTCTGGATGTGCCTTATACTTCTCGATAATTCTAGCACTCTCGTTGTTCATTGCTTCTTCCGAAAGAAGTGCTAGATTATAATACTGCATGTTCTTTTCAATCTTTCTATTAAAAATTTTCCATACAGATAATTCATACTCAACCATTTCTTTCTTGACATTCTCTAATCTAATGGTAACTTTTTCTCCCCCCTGAATAGGAAGTGTGCCAATTAAGTTTTGTCCACTGTCAATAACAAACATATTTGCACTCACAAATGGAGTGTAGATGTCTTCGAAGTAAGACAATGCACCAACTAATTTGGTAATATCATATTGCTTACCATCAACACTAGTAAGGGTCACCTTTCTTGGGTTAAAAAACTTTGCGTTTGCCATTAGAAATTATGTCTCATGTATGGATTTTCTCGATTGTATACATCCCAAGGACTAGCAGCTGCATTAAAAGCGAGTGGGTTTGCTGCTGCAGCAGGTTGTGACTGGAATATTGGTGGAAGTGTAACTGTTGGTGTAGAACCTGTAGGTGCAGCTGCACTTGGAGATGTAGGAGTTCCTGCTGGAGTAGCAAATAATGGACTGGGAGTTGTTGTTGGTGTCGGTGCCCCCACTTGTCCCCCAACAGTAAATATTTGAGATGCTACTCCACTACCATCCACAGGACCAGATGATGCGCTTGGATAATACTCAAAGTGTAAATGTGGTCCAGTAGAAGGACCAGCACCAGGAGTTCCTGGCGCTCCACCTGTTTCTCCCAGTAATTGTCCAGCAACAACATTCGATCCTTGAGATACTGCAGTCTTACTTAAATGTAAATATCTCGCTTCTGTTCCATCGTCATGAATGACATGAACTTCACCCATGTTTCCCATAGCAGGGACTACAACCTTTGCAACTTTACCAGATTTTTTAGTTGCTAGTTTAGTTCCTTGTGGTGTACCGTAGTCGATGCCTTGGTGATTAGTAGAACCAACACCGCCAGGAGAAGAACGGAGACCGAATCCAGAGGTGATCTGGTATCCATCAATAGATCCTCCACCAGTCACCATTCCTGGTGACATCATGCCCATAGCACCACCACCAGTTGTAGATGTTGCATTGCCAGTTCCATTTGGACCGTTGCCACCTTTACCTTTTAACTTATCTGCTGCTGGAGTAAATCCTGCTGCCATAGCAGGACCGCCACCAAAGAATGCTGAAATTAAATTGACAGGCAATCCAAATGCTGCAGCTGCTGGTGTAAATAACTTCTGCAATACTGGTCTGAATAATTTAGCAACACCTCCCATGTTGTTCACTATATTTCCAACAGTAGAAAGCATCAATGCTCCTGCTGCCATTGTAGGTAATTGTATTACTTTACTGAATGGAGATGATTTTTTAACATTCTCTGGGTTTTTCTTTACTTCTGTTGCTAGTTTATTTTTAGGAACAACAGCAGATGGACCAGAAATTTTCGTTGGATTATCTAAAACTCCACCGCTTGCTAGTTTCTGTGGAGGTCCAGTAACAATACCACCACTAGCTAGTTTCTCTGGTGGTCTTGGACCCTTGTAGTTTGGATCATTATAGTATGCATTGGGTCCACTAATCTGATCGTATTGATTAGTTGGATCTGGGAATAGCATATCCATTCCAATACCACCCAGAATACCACCGCCAAGTCCTTTGAGTCCTCTCAGACCTCTGCCAACACCCCTTGGCATTCTGAAGTTTGGTTTTCTTGGTTTAAATTTTCTTAACTTTCTTCTTGCATATCTTCTACGAGTTCCACGGCGTCTACTTCTTCTAGATCTTCTACGCTTTCTATCGAAATCAAAATCTGGTAGGTCAAAAAAATCTAAAATATCACCAAGAATTCCACCTCCACGCTTTTCTTCTTTATCTCTTTTGTTATCGTATCCAACACCACCAGGACCACCATCTCTTGCTTCACCCCTACTCTCAATAGCAGCAGCCTCTGCATCATCTGCTGCTTTTATTTGTTCTTCGAGTTGTTCATTGGCAATCTTTACTTGTTCTTCTTCTATCTTATTATTTTTAGAGAAGAATGTTTTTATACCACGAACATTCTCAGACAGTTTAACAATGATAGATGGTGTTCTATCTCCAGAAACAACGTCAGATAACTTATCAACCTTTTGACTAAGACGACTGATCTTCTCAACAATATTTGTTGCAAACGATCCTAAGATTCCACCATCTTGTCTTGCTGTTGGAACCTCTGGTGTTTGCTGAGAAACTCTTTGAACTCCTGTTGGTTGAGCAGAAAGTAATGCTTCAAATCTTTTCTGCTTTGTCAAAGCAGGATCGTTTTGATCTGCAGGATCTTTTTGGAAAAATCCTATGGTTCTTCTTCTCAGATCTCCGCCAAACTCAGCACCGAGTGCTTTCTTTCCAATATAACCAAATCCTTGAGAATCTAAATCTTCTTTTCTTTTTTGTAAGTCTTTTAGTTGCTGCTTCTCTTCGTCTGTCTTATCTTCTTTATTGTTTAGTTCAGCAATCTGTTCACCTAGTCTCTGCTTCTCACCATCACGATTGCGTCTTGCTTGTGCTGCCATTGATATGGCACTACCAACTTTCTCGCCAATTGCTCCAGCGAGACTACCATATTGAGGTGCTTGATAACTTACAGTGCCTGCCATGCTCGACTTTTTTTGCTAATTTTTGGCGGGAAATTTTTTTCTGAATTTATGTAATTGAATACTCAATTTGGTTTCACCTATGTATTTATCAGTTCGTTTGAAGTCTTGCTCTCTTAATGCCATCGAGATTAGTAATCCATCCACTCTTATCATAGTATGTTGTATTGGTTTTACCTTCAAAACCTTGTTGGGTTCCACGGTATCCAGCAACT